GAGGTGGTTGAGGAATGTGCAGCATTCCCTAACGGTGATCACGACGACCTTGTGGACTCTACAACACAAGCCATCATGAGATTCAGGCAAGGCGGATTAATAGGACACCCTGAAGATTATATTGACGAGAAAAAAGACCCTAAACCTAGGACTTATTATTAATGAATAAAATTGAGTTTTTAAAATTTCTTGCTAACGCTCCTAAAAATTTAAAAGGGTATGACGAACTTCTTTCCTACGCTAGAAATCTATACAAACAAGCGATGGGTGTATTTCCTGAAGGCATAGATAATATATCTATCAAACAAGCGGTAAAAGAAACAGCAGAGAATAGAAGTAAACTTATACAGTTTCCTCCAGGTGGTAAAGACAAAGGTAAGTTTGGTATTATGGAGGAAGTGGTTAAGGATGGTGATTACGTAGGAAACATACCGGTAACCATAGAAGGTAAAACAAAAAACATGAGCGCAGAGGGGATCATGGATTTTCTAATGGGTAAAGGTAAAACAAAAGATGTTAACATCGGCAAAGCACCAAAGACAACTAAAGAAACGACTAAGAGAAAATCTATGATCGATCCTAAATTGACTCAAGAAGAAAACATTAAAAATATAATGGCAGAGAATAAAGCTTCTGCAAAAAGATTACAGGAGAAAATGAATAAACAAAAAGATTTTGACCCAGAAGATAAAGCAGATGGTGGTCGTATAGGTTTTTCTGGTGGCGGCGCAGGATTTGCTGGTGATCCAATGCAGGGTGATCAGTATGTTACGGGTCAAAAGATACCTGGAAGTCCACAAGTTCCTATGGGTCAGTTTGGTCCTCTTAATGTGGGGATCTTTGGTGGCGGTGGTTTAAGTAAAAATGAAATCGTGCCTGGTGTTAATATGGCAACCACAAATCAAAATATCGGGATTACTGGACAAATACCTATAGGCAACACAGGATTTACTCTTGGTGGTGATTATATGAAATCAAGAACTAATGAAAGATTTACAGGTCCTGTTATACCTAACCAAGTTTTTAAAAATGTTCCAGTAGATAGTGACAGATTTAATATTGGTATAAATTTTAGAAAACAATTTAAAGACGGTAGCAAACCAAAAGACCCTGGTCGAAGAGGTTTTTTAAAACTTATGGGTGGTTTAGCAGCCCTTCCTTTTGTTGGTAAATTTTTTAAACCAGCAGCTAAAGTTGCAGGAACAGCAGCACCAGTAGTTCAAGAAGGAGTTAAACTTGGTTTTGATAAGTTTATGATGTTGGTAGATAAAATTAAAAGATTAGGTAAACCTGCAGATGATTTAGCTACACAAGAACGACAGAGAGTTATTAGATACGATGGTAAAGATGGAAATGAATACGAACTTGTAGAAGATTTAACAACAGGAAATATCAGTGTTACAAAAGATAGACCAGGTGTTGCTGTCTATGGTCGTGGCACAGATGATGTAGAGGGCATAGATGTTATCGAAGATAGATCTACATTTATTTATAAAAAAGGAGAGGATATTGTAGACGCTAAAACTGGAAAATCAAAAAGAACTCCAGATGAATATGATGAACTCCAACAAACATCGAGTGATCCTGAGAGTGCTTTTGATGGCATAGATGAGATAGATGATAAAGCTGTTAACGAAGTTTTAGAAGAGCTAGGCGAAACTAGAATTAAAAAATCAGGCGGTGGTCTAGCCTACATGCTAGGAGAATAATGAAGATCGCAGAATACAAACAGATGATGGCGTATCTAACACGCCCTGGATTTAGTGGTGGCGGCAACGTACTACCTAAAAAGAAACCCAAAGAAGAAGCAGATAAAGTTAACAAGGCACGTAAAGAAAAAAATTTTAAGAAAGTAAAAGGTGCACTAGAGAATCCGAAAGAAGTTAAAGAGATGATTGACAAACCAAAAAGAGGTTTGGTCGATGAACCAGGAAAATATTCTCAAGATCAAAAACCCATAGGAAGACCTCCTAAACTAGCTGGAAAGACAGGTCAGATCATTGAAGCATTAAAAGATTTACCAACAGGATCAGCTGTAAATTTTGAAAAACTATCAGGAGATTTAGGGCTAGGAAAAGATGGAACATCGTTAATTAAAAAAATAATAAAAAACAGAAAAGAATTACAAGGTAAAAATTTTAGAGCTGTAACCAAAGAGGAAAAAGCCATAGGGAAAATAAACAATTTTATTGAAAAATATATAACAACCAATCCTGGTAGTGTTCCAACTCAAGGAGAAATAGTAAAAGGGGCAAAAGTAGATCCTACATATTTAAGAAAATATATTGACGAGGGAAAAGTAAATAGTGTGGCTCAAACTTTTTTTGATCAAAATAAACTAGCCGCAGATTATATTTTAAACACAGAAAAACCTACATTAGATGGATTAAAAAAAATAATAGGGAACACAGCTGCAGGTGTTTCAGAAAAGCAAGGTAGAAACGTAGCCAGATCTGCAGAATCATTAGCAACAAGAATATATATAAACTCTCTAAATTCTTTAACAAATAAACTGACTAAAACTGATGAGGGTAGATCTGTTTATAAAAATTTTTCTGTGAGTGATGTAGAAAATATAAAAAATAAAGTTAGACAAATTCCAGGTTTTAATAGTTACTATGAAAGAGAAATTACAGATTTAGTTGCTGATGCTTATAAAGATCAACCAAAGAAAAAAACAAAAGCATTAAAAAAAATTGCAAAGTTTAAAAAAATAAATGAAACATTAAGTGAAAAATTTAAATTTGGTCAGGTTTTAGACCATCCTCTGTCTTTTGATTTTATTAACAAAGCTTCTCAAGGAGTAGACCCAGAAGAATTAATTAGAGTTAGACCCCTACCTGAAAGAGTAAATGCTTTCAAAACATTTTTAGATGAGAGAGTTCCTATCATTACACAGGGTTTGAAAAAAAATCCAAACAACAAACAATTTATCTCCATGAGAGATGACGTGATGTCCATAGCAGATGAATTAAAAATACCTTTTCCTAAAATATCTAACAAAGGTACAATCATAACTCCAGCAGCTGCAAAGATAGGAGACAAACCTATTCAGGATGATGTACGTAGAGCAGGACAATCACAAAATGCATTTAGACAATTTGTGCAAAATATCTCTAATGATCCTAGGGTTCAAAGATTAAATATTAATATAAATAAATTAAAAGATCTTTCAAAACTTCCCAAAGTAAATTTAAAAGCTTATGATAAAGCTGTTTCAGATTTTATAAAAAAGAGTGGTAAGTTTGGATTTGCTCTTGCGGCGCCTTACCTAGCTGCAACAAGAGGTCCAGAATTTTTAAGAAAATCAGGAATCATTGATAGAGACTTTGAACAAACAGCTGCTGTTGGCGAGGCACCTATTGTAGAAAAACCTGTGAGCTTAGGAGAAAAAGCCTTGTATGGAGGAGCAGCTATGTTGCCTTTTAAAAAGTCTAGAGATTTTTTATTACGTAGAATATTACCATTTGTTTTTGGTCCCACAGGTTTAGTAGGGATGGGTTTGGAATCTGGAGCATATGATTTAACAAATCCAATGGGTAGAGTTACTGCAGGTACAGAGGCTGCATTTGCCCCATCACTTGTAAAAGGAACTATAAGTGCAACTCAAGGAATTAAAAATAAAGCTCTTAGAAGAGGTACACAACAAGCATTAAATCTTTTATTACCAGCTAGACTTGCTATGAAAGCTGCTAGAGTTTTAAACCCAATAGGAATAGCCACATTAGCAGGAGAAGGACTTTATCAATTAGGTAAAGCAGGAGTTGCAGAGAGACAAAGAATAAAAGCTATGTCTCCAAAAGAGAGAGAGCTATTTGATGCACAACAAGAAAGTATATCAGAATTTGCTGCAGCGGGCGGTGGTATAGCTAAATTAGCAGGAAAACCGTCAGGCCCAGCACCAGAATCAGGACCCACTCCACAGGGCTTGGATTTTTTAATGAAACGTGGTAGATAATTACAGGAGTTTAAATGGCAGATATAGATAAAGGACTTCCTAACACTCGTACCGAGGTTAAAGTTCCGGGCGAAGAGGTCGAGATAAAGGAAGAAATTAAAGAACAACAACCCGTTGAAGTTACACCCGAAGAAGACGGTGGTGCAACGATTGACTTTGAACCAGGTGCAATTAACATACCTGGCACTGATTCTCATTTTGATAATCTTTCAGATATTTTACCTGACGATGTTTTAGAACCTTTGGGTTCAGAATTAAAAACAAATTACATGGACTACAAGATGTCCAGAAAAGATTGGGAAAAATCTTACACAGATGGACTTGACCTATTAGGATTTAAATACGAAAATAGAACGGAGCCGTTTCAAGGGGCTTCAGGTGCAACACACCCTGTGTTAGCAGAAGCTGTTACACAGTTTCAAGCTACAGCATACAAAGAGTTATTACCAAGTGACGGCCCAGTAAGAACACAAATTTTAGGTGTGCCTACACCAGCAAAAGAACAACAATCGCAAAGAGTAAAAGATTTCATGAATTATCAAATTATGGATCAGATGAAAGAATATGAGCCAGAGTTTGACTCTATGTTATTTCATTTACCTCTAGCAGGATCTACGTTTAAAAAAATTTATTATGATTCAATGATAGGTAGAGCGGTATCTAAATTTGTACCCGCTGATGATTTAGTCGTACCTTATACAGCAAACAGTTTAGATGATGCAGATGCAATCATACACGTAATTAAAATATCTGAAAATGATTTAAGAAAACAACAAGTGGCTGGATTTTACTCTGATGTAGAACTTAACCCACCAGGCACAGTTGTTAATGATGAAGTTTCAAAAAAAGAAAAAGAATTAGAAGGCACTAAAAAATCTGGAAAACCAATTCCTATGTATACTCTTCTTGAGTGTCATGTGGATCTAGATTTAGAAGGCTTCGAAGACATTGGTCCAGACGGCGAGCCGACTGGTATCAAGCTACCCTACATCGTAACTGTTGAAGAGGGTAGTGGAACGGTTCTTTCGATAAGAAGGAACTATGCGCCCAACGATCCAAAAAAACAAAGAGTCCAAT